TTGGCTTTGTTTGGTGCTGATGGCAAGCTTGTGCTTAATACAGGGGATGCGTTCACTGTAGTGTCTAGTGCGGGAACATCTGCTGACTTTATCCTTTCTGTACTGCAAATCACATGAGTTACATAGGTAGCACCCCAACAACCCAAGCGTTCTCGCCTGCTGTTGACATCTTCAGCGGTAACGGGTCTGCGACTGTACTTTCATTGTCCAAGCCTGTGCTTTCAGCCGCTCAGGTTCAGGTGGTGGTCAACAACGTGCCTCAAAACCCTGCATCTGCCTACTCGGTAGGTTCACAGACAATCACGTTCACTTCGGCTCCTTCCGCAGGTACGAACAACATCTATGTGTACTACGTCAGCCCAATCACTCAAGCGATTGCTCCGAGTCAGGGTACGGTAACTACTTCATCTCTTAATTCAACATTCTTGTTGCCTGTGGCAAATGGTGGAACTGGTGTATCAACAAGCACTGGCTCTGGTTCGGTGATGTTGAATACAAATCCGACGATTACAAACTTTACAGAGACTTTGTATGCTATTGGTAATAGTTCAACTGCTGTAACGCTTGCATTGACAAACGGTACTGTGCAGACAGTAACAATGACTGGTAACTGCACGTTCACCATGCCTGCCGTTGGCGCTGGAAAGTCATTTGTTTTGATTGTCAACACTGGCGCAGGCTCATATACGGGTACGTTTACAGCGGTCAAATGGCCTAACGGCACAGCGCCTACATTGACAACAACTGCCAGTCGCTGGGATATTCTGTCCTTCTTTAGTGATGGAACAAACTGGTATGGAAACTTTGCGCAGGCGTATGCATAATGTTTTCGTCTAAAAACTTTTATATTTCAAAGACTGGTGCTGGATATACCATCATTGAATCATTCCTTGCGACTGGTTCTTGGAAAGCACCTGTTGGAGTATCGAGTGTAGATTATTTGGTTGTTGCTGGTGGTGGCGGTGGTGGTTTTGGTAATTCTGGTGGTGGTGGTGCAGGTGGCGCACGAACTGGAACTTCATTGGCGGTTACTGCTGGTACAACCTACACAGTTACTGTTGGCGCTGGTGGTGCTACAAACGTTAATGGAAGCAATTCTGTATTTAGCACAATAACTTCAACTGGTGGCGGCGGTGGAACTGCGGGTGGTGCTGGTCAATCGGGTGGGTCTGGCGGCGGTGGAGGTGGTGGTACTTCTGCTGGAGGTTCTGGCAATACGCCATCAACAAGTCCATCTCAAGGTAATAACGGCGGTTCAGGTCTTACGGTTTCTGGCGCAAACCCCGGCGGCGGTGGTGGTGGATGGGGCGCGGTAGGCGCTAATGCGGTATCAGGTCAAGCTGGTGCTGGCGGAACAGGTACTGCATCTACCTTAAGCGGCGCAAGTGTTGTTTATGCTGGCGGCGGTGGTGGTGGCGCACAAGGTGGTGCGGCGGGGTCTGGTGGTTCTGGTGGCGGTGGTAACGGTGGCTTGGTTGCTGTGGGCGGTGTTGGTACTGCTAATTTAGGTGGCGGCGGTGGGGGCGGTGGTGGCGCAAACAATGGCGGAGCAGGTGGCTCTGGCATTGTCATCATTTCTTACGTTATGCCTAAAGGTCAAGTTATTCAATTCTTGTCTACTGCAACATGGAAAGCACCTACTGGAATTACTACTGTTGACTACCTTGTGGTGGCTGGGGGTGGTGCGGGTGGTTTAAATTACGCTGGCGGCGGAGGAGCAGGTGGGTTTTTGGCGGGTACAGGTTTATCGGTTACTGCTGGAACAAATTACGTCATTACAGTTGGGGCGGGTGGAACTCCTACTTCTACAACAAATTCAAACGGTGGTAATGGTGGAAACTCTACAGTAGGTTCTCTTGTAAATGGTTCTACTGGCGCTGTTGGCGGCGGTGGCGGTTCATCTGATACTTCGGGCGCAGGCGGTAATACTGGCGGCTCTGGTGGTGGTGGTGAAATTGACACAGGCGGCGGCGCTGGCACAACAGGTCAAGGTAATGCTGGGGGCAACGGCGTACGAACTACTGGACTCCCCGGCGGAGGTGGCGGAGGTGCTGGCGCGGTTGGCGCTAATGGTGTAGCAAACGCCGCTGGTGCGGGTGGTATTGGTCTTACTTCTTCTATTACTGGAGCTTCAGTTTATTATGCTGGTGGAGGTGGTGGTTGTGGTAGCACTTCTTCTGGTGCTGGTGGTACTGGAGGAGGTGGCGCTGGTTCAAATGGTAGCACCATAGGCGCTACGGATGGAACTGCAAATACAGGTGGTGGTGGTGGCGCTGGCACATCAGGTGTTGGTAGCGGACTAAGTGGCGCTGGCGGTTCTGGAATTGTAATTTTGAAATTGAATTTATGATAAAAATCTACCAACTCTACGGAATTGACACAGCAATGCAGTTGCTACGCCCAGACGCAAAGTGGGAAATCAGTAACCGCAACTTCACAAGATGGGAAGATGACCGTACTTGTCCAACATGGGAAGAGATTGACGCAACTATGGAAAAAATTAAAGCGTTTGAAGATTCAATTCCAACCATTTGGACAACTGCACAAATTGAACAACTTTCGGGAAAAAACTAATGGCACATTTTGCAAAGATTGAAAATGGTATCGTCACACAAGTCATCGTAGTTGCAAACGCAGACACTGCTTCTGCTGACGGGACAGAAAAAGAATACATTGGCGCGGCATTCTGTGAAAGATTACTTGGCGGTGAATGGAAACAAACCAGCTACAACGGTAACATTCGCAAGAACTATGCTGGAATTGGGTACACCTATGATTCACAAAGAGATGCATTCATTCCACCTCAACCATATCCAAGTTGGAATTTGGTAGAAGAAACGTGCCAATGGGCTTCTCCTGTTGCTTACCCAGCAGACAACAAGGCTTACACATGGGATGAACCGACCCTATCATGGGTTGAAATGGAGAACAAATAATGGCAGTCAGCACAATCGGTCAGGCAGGGTTGGATGCACCAATCACGCTAACCAGCCCAACATTAACCAGCCCTTCAATTTCTGGTACTCCAGTGATGGGAGCAAGTGTCATTACGTCTGGTACTGTTCAAGCATCTACCAGTGGTACAAGCATTGACTTTACAGGTGTTCCAAGTTGGGTGAAGCGAGTAACTGTGATGTTTAACGGTGTGAGTACAAATGGTTCAAGTGCTTTACTAATTCAACTTGGTGCTGGTTCCGTAACAACTACAGGGTACACATCTATTGGAACTGGATTTAGCGGAACAATAGCTACTACAGATTACACAACTGGTTTTGGTACTGAAGATGCTGGAAATGCATCTTTTACTTTAAGTGGGACTTTTACAATTAGCCTTTTATCAAATAATATTTTTACGGGGAACGGAATCTTTAGAAGATCAACAGCAGGTGGGGCTTTAGGTGCTGGTTTAGTGTCACTTTCTGGTACTCTTGATAGAGTCCGCATAACAACAGTCAACGGCACAGACACTTTTGACGCTGGTTCAATAAACATTCTTTACGAATAAGGGGCAACATGAGCTACATTGGAAATTCGCCCACAAACGTTGCCTTCCAAACTGACACGTTCAGCGGCACTGGAAGCCAGACAGCATTCACCATGTCGGTGGCTCCTGCCAACACGACCTCAGTCCTTGTTGCTGTTACTGGTGTATTGCAAGACCCATCCACATACTCTGTATCTGGAACCACCCTGACGTTCTCTGCCGCCCCTCCAAGCGGTACAAGCAACATCTCTGTCAGATACCTTGGTATTCCTGCTTCAGGAGTCACTACAACCGCCTACAGGACTGTGACGAACACAACCGCCTCGGCAGGTCAAACAAGCTTCACTATCCCTTCTTACACAGTTGGGTACATTGATGTATTCAGGAACGGCGTATACCTGCCTACGACCGATTACACCGCTACCACGGGTACTACTGTAGTCCTAAACAATGCGGCTACTGTGGGTGACACCATTACGACTGAGAGCTTCTTTGTCTCTAGCGTGTTGAATGCCTTACCGACAACTGGTGGAACATTGTCTGGCAACTTGGTTGTCAATGGTGATGAGACTATCTCTGGTAATGTGGGTATTGGTACGGTTTCACCGGGGGCAAAACTTGATGTAACAACCGCAACAGCCGGAACCAATTTTAAAATTACTGGAAACAATTTTGCAGGCGGTAATTTTGTCGGAACTTCTGTAAATACATCTGGTGTATTTTTGGGTTTGGATTCTGGTGGCGGCTTTGTCACCAATGTAAGAGATGCTGGTTATCTTGCATACAGCACAACCAATACAGAACGTATGCGTATTAGTTCTGGTGGTGAAATAACAATGGGAACTTCATCTCTTTCTAATCCACCAAGTCAAGGTCTTTTGCTTCTCGGTCAACAGACAAATTCACAATTAGCCGTAGGTCATGCCAATGGAACTGGTACTGGACAATACTATGCTGTATTTGGATATAACGGTACAACAATTGGCGGCATCACACAAAATGGCACTGCCGCTGTTGCATACAACACATCATCTGACTATCGTTTAAAAGAAAATATTGCGCCCATGACAGGTGCATTGAATAAAGTTGCCGCCCTCAAGCCTGTTACGTTTAAATGGAAATCAGATGGCACAGATGGCCAAGGCTTTATTGCCCATGAATTGCAAGCTGTTGTCCCTGATTGTGTGCATGGCGAAAAAGATGGAACAGAAATTTATACCGATGATGATGGCAATGAGCAGACTAGACCAAAATACCAAGGTATCGACACCAGCTTTTTGGTTGCAACATTGACAGCCGCTATCCAAGAACTCAAGGCACTGGTAGACGCACAAGCCAGCACCATCACTCAACTACAAGCTGACGTAGCGGCACTGAAAGGTACACCATGACACTAGCAGTCTCAATAGCCCAACAAGGCTTAAGGATTGAAACTTTCAAGCCAACAGCACTTTTAATAATGACTCACAAAGTCACGGGTAAAAAATATTTTTGTAAAACCGCTCGAATCAACAAGATTAACACTTACAAAGGAAGCGGAATTCACTGGAAGAATCATCTGGCAAAACACGGTTCTGACATTGAAGTTGATGTCCTTGGCTTTTATATTGATGTGGATAGATGCGTAAATGCCGCTTTGGAGTTTTCTAAGTTAAACAATATTGTTGAATCTGATGAGTGGCTCAACCACATGGTTGAAGATGGTTTGACTGGTTGGCCTTGTGGAAAAGCAAATTACTCATTTGGCAAAGTCAACCAATACAAAGGTAAAAAACGTCCAGACATATCAGTCAGATTCGCAGGCTCCAATAACCCCATGTGGGGTAAACCAAGCCCCATGCGAGGCATAGCTAAACCAAAAGGTAAAGATAGTCCTTTGTACGGCAGAGAACGTCCTGAAGGCGGCGGAAAAAAGCCTCATTCAGTCATCAGGATAGATACTGACGGCACAGAAACAAGATACGATTCTGTGTCTGATGCCGCAAGAGCTTTGGGTGTTTCACGTTCTTGCATTCACATGGTTTGCACTGGTAAAAACAAAACTGGCGCTGGTTATAAATGGAGATATGCAAATGACTAATGCTGTTAGCGTTGCCCAGTCAGGGTCAAATAACGTTTCATTTAGGAACAAAATAATCAATGGTGCAATGGTCATTGACCAGAGGAATGCGGGGGCAAGTGTCAGTGCATCAGGTCAATATACTCTTGATAGATGGATTACCGCAACATCCGTAGCGTCCAAATTTACTGTTCAACAAAATGCTGGCTCAGTAACTCCACCCACAGGATTTGCAACATACTTAGGAATAACTTCTTCTTCTGCTTATTCTGTGCCAGCAGGTGAAATTTATGCCATTGGTCAATACATTGAAGGGGTAAATTTTTATGATTTGGCATGGGGTACAGCAAACGCAAAAACCGTAACTCTGTCTTTTCAAGTCTACTCAAGCTTGACAGGTACGTTTGGTGGTGCATTGCAAAACTCTGCACAAAATCGCTCATACCCATTTAGTTACACAGTTTCGTCAGCAAACACTTGGACAACAGTTTCTGTAACCATTGCTGGCGATACATCAGGAACTTGGATTGGGGCAACCAACGGAGTTGGAGTTAGAGTATTCTTTTCAGTTGGCACTGGCTCTACTTACAGTGGAACCGCTAACGCATGGGCAGGCTCTCAGTATTACCAGCCGACTGGTGCTGTTTCTGTTGTTGGAACAAACACCGCCACGCTTTACATCACAGGTGTACAGCTAGAAGCAGGGTCTACTGCATCCCCATTTGAGTATCGTTCATATGGTGTTGAGTTGGCTTTGTGTCAGCGGTATTTGCCTGCTTTTTCTGGTTCTGGTCTTCAAGTTGCTGGTTATGCATATGGAACTAACACAGGACTTTCTACATTTTTATTTCCAGTTCCAACGCGAGTTGCGCCAACAGGTTTAACGTACAGCAACTTAACTCACTTTACAATAAGCAATGCAAGTAATGGTACAACAACTTGTACGTCAATATCTTTTGACACTGCTGGAACAGCAGGTACAAATGTTTTGTACGGAGCAACTACCGGTGTAACTGCGGGTACTCCTTGTCGAATATATTTGTCAAACGCATCGGCTTTGCTTTATTTCACAGGATGTGAGCTATGACCACTTACAAATTAAGCAAAAACTTTGTGGGCAATGACATTGTGCTTAAACTCAATGCAGACGGGTCAGGTGCAAGTTTTCAAAAAGACGAAGCCAACACCGACTACCAAGAGTACCTGCGCTGGCTCGAAGCTGGCAACCAACCATTACCAGCAGAGGAGAATAACTGATGGCTTTAACAACCGTTGACGGTGGACTGCTAAGCTCCACAAACGCCCAGTACACAGGCTTCAAGAACCGCATCATCAATGGTGGAATGAGAGTTTCTCAAAGAGGTACTGTTTCTGTTTCTGCTGGTTCTCCTGCATACACATTAGATAGATGGAGAATTAACCCGACTGGTGCAAGTACATCTGTTACTCAGGGTACTGTAGGATTTGGCAATCAAACATACGCCTTGCAATTAAATGGTGCTACTAGCTTAACCAACGTTGAAGTGCAACAACGGATTGAGCAAGCAAATTGCTATGACTTGGCAAGCACCAACGTTACTGTTTCTTTTTGGATGTACACCAATAAATCCACAGGGGTATCTGGCGCTCAATTATCTCTTGTTGCGCCGAGTGCGGCAGACAATTGGTCTTCTCAAATATCAGGTTCAGCTACCACATACACAATTCCAAGTTTTGCACAAAACACAGCTACCTTTGTTTCTTATACTTTTACTACAAATGCAAACGTAGCAAATGGACTTGGAATACTAATTAACACCAACACGGCTACGGTATCAGGAGAGTGGATACAAATCACAGGCGTACAGCTAGAAAAAGGCTCAACAGCAACTAGCTTTGATTACAGACCTTATGGGACTGAGTTGGCTTTGTGTCAGCGGTATTGCCAATATGCTGGTTCTGGTGCAAATGGTTCTTTTGAAAATGCAACAACTATACAGATAATGGAAAAATGTGTTGTTACTATGAGAGGTGCGCCATCAGGTGCAATTTATAGTGGCGTTACAGCCGCATTTAGAAGTCTTGGAACAGATTTTACAGCCGCATCTCCAGCATTAGCTAATTATTTAGCGCAATCATCAAATGTTGGTGGCACTTCTTTTTGGACTCAAGTTACTGGCTTTACTGGTGGTACAACAAATGCCACTGTAACCGCAAGAAATAATCAAGTATCAAATGGCGGTAACTTCATTTTATTAACTTCGGAATTATAAAATGTCATATACATATCAACTGCAATCATTAGGCGAATCTGTCAAAAGAAGCGATGGCACATTCATTCCATTTGACCCTGCCAACACCGACTATCAAGCCTACCTTGCTTGGCTTGCAGAGGGCAATCAACCACTTTCAGCGGATGAATCATGAACGAAGAACTTGAAATAGATTTTGCTGTACATGAGGCTGTTTGTAAACAAAGATATGAAGCCATCCAAAAGTCATTGGCTGAAGGTGACAAGCGCATGACTAAGATTGAGTACCTGTTGTACGCAGTCATGATCTGTGTGTTGTTTGGCCCCGGTGTTGCGGCTGAGTTTGTCAAAAAGTTATTGGGGCTATAAATTGACCCAATCACGATCCTCCTCGCCGCTAAAGCCTGTGCCGCCGCAATCCGCGAAGGAACCGAGCTTTACAAGCAATGTAAAGAGTCATTCATGGAGGTTAAGTCCTCTGTTGACGAAGCTGTTGGTGTTGCCAACGAGGTCAGAGGATTCTGGGCAAAGCTCTTCGGATCAAAGCCCGAAAAGCCTGTGGCAAAAGAGAAGAGAAAAAAGGAAGCTTATGTAACCGTTGATGAGACTAAGGTCATGTCGGACATCGTCAGCCAATTGACGACGTTCTTCAAGCTTCAGGATCAGTTAGCGGCGCATTTGAGGGAAGAGGAAGAGCGTTCAAAGAGTGTCTATGACCCTGATGCCAACCTGATGGAAGCCGCTTTGAAGCGGATCATGGCGCAGGATCAAATGGCGGCTTTGGAGGTGGAGATAAGAGAAGCAATGGTGTACGGCGCTCCCAAAGAGATGGGTGCTTTGTATAGCCGAACGTTTGAGACTCGTGACATCATCATGCAGGAGCAAGAGCAGGCAAGGTTGAAGGAGGAGGCAAAGGAAAGGGTACGCAAATGGCAACGGTCGGAGGAAAAAAGAGACCTTCGGGAAAAGTCAGCGTATCTGGTGGTAACAGCAATCCTTATAACGTACCTCTGGCTTTGGTTCCTGTTCGTCGCACGACTGGGGAAGACTTGATGGGCTGGATTGCATGTTGCGTGTTGTTTGCAGTGTTCTTGCCAATAGGAGCCATGCTGTACCTCGACATCTTGGAAGCCAAGCACGAGGTCAAGGCGCAAGTAGAAAAAGTCGAGAAGCTTCGACGAGAGATTGAGAGGAAGAAACGTGAAAAAGAACCTGATGCTTTTGTTGACAATCCTGTTTTTGACAGGGTGCGAAGACCGTTTTAGATATTACTGCCAAGACCCTGATCACTTTTCAGAAGCTAGATGCCAAAAACCCCGTTGTGAGTTCAACCAAGATTGCCCCGAATACCTTGTAGCCCCCGTACTGGAGAAAAAAATTGAAGGACTTCCTGCTCAAAATCCTACTCAACAACAAGCCCCGGTTAACTGCGGACGAAATTGAAGTTCGAGTTAGGGCTTTCGTCATCATCATGGTGACGTTGATTTTCTGTTTCATTACTTTTGCTTTGCTGTACTCGGTGACCTTTGTGACCCAGCCAGTCAAGACAATGGCTCCGATTGATCAGGCATACACCAAGATGCTTAATGACATCGTCCTGTTGATTGTGGGTGGCATTGGAGGCATCTTGACCAAAGGCGTGACCAATGAGGCCAGAGCCATGCTGGATGCCGCCAAAACAAACAAGGATGCCTACGTTGCGCCTCCACCGCCTCCTGTGCAAAACATCACCGTGACCAACCCAAATTGGACACCTCCAGCCGCCCCTAGAACGCCTCCTACGCTAGAAGCTGATGATGAGCGCGAGAGGACGGCTGAAGCAAGGGAGTCGGCCCGTGGTTAGCATATTTAACCCTTACGTCATTCTTGGCATCGTCTTTGCCATCCTAAGCGCCTTTGCGGGCGGTTATTACAAAGGCGAGCAAGCTGAGAGCGAGCGACAACAGCTTGAAATTGCTCGTCTGAATGATGAAGCCCGTCAAAAGGAGCAGGCGCTTGCCGCCGCTGTTAACACCACTGCCA